TTATTCTACCCGGATCACCCCTATAATTAGTGCTATTTTGGCAATATCCGTCACCGGCACATCGAATGGATCATATTGAGTGTTGTCTGATACAAGCAAGATATGATCTTTTATTTTTGATGGCTTTACTCTTTTTACCAGGACTCCCTGGCTTTTGGTGTAGATAGCATATATCTTATTCCACTGGAAAAACAGCGTTTCTTCGATGATGGCACATGCAACTATGTCTCCAGAGCTGTATTTTGGATACATGCTGTTGCCTTTTATCCTCATCAGGAAGTCTGCTTGCTTGAATTCTGGCACTTCGTAATAGTGTTCAATTTGTAAATCATGAAACGCCTGGCTGCCAAACCCGGCAAATGCGGTTATTGGTATAAGAGGAATCCCTTTGCCTCTGATAGAAGCCTCTTTTGCTGCTGCAATAGGCCCGGTTTCACCCCTAAGCATATTCCCTTTACCGGTAAGAAGCCATTCGATATTAAGCGTAGGAAAATTATCTATGATCTTTACTATCCATTTGCTTTGAATATCTGTATTGTTCGTTATAGCCTTCCTGATCATACCATTACTTGCAGATATTAGTTGTTCAAAATGTCTGACGCTAATACCTTGATATTCCAAGAATTGATTTAATCGGCTAATCATCTATCAAAATTTATTGCGAAAATTTTCCCAAATGATTTGTTTGTTGAGAAAATTATCTATAATATTGTGGTGTCTTTCTAATGTGAAAGACAACCCAAAGGTATAATAATTTTTAAAAATCAAAAGAAATGAGCAAAATCTTGGTTGATTACGGAGAAAAAAAGCAGCTGGCACAGATGCTATCTGTTAGCGTAGTTACTATACGGTCTGCACTGGCAGGTAAGACAAAAAGTTCTCTTGCAGAAAGGATTCGCACTCTTGCTCTGGAGCGTGGTGGTAAACAACAAACAAAATAATATTATGGATAAGCTAATCGTTTACATTTTTGCAGTGATAGGGCTGATTGCTCTGTTTTGCGCGATTTTTCTCGATGCTCCACACCTCTACTTTGTTTTTGGTTCATGCGCATTGATCTTCCTGGTCTGCTGGAAAGACATTAAGAAGGACATTAAACCCAAATCAAAATACACTTATGAAAACAAAAAAAGAACAACGTGAGTTTGTAGAAATGCTTTATAATAAGGCATGCGAAAAGTTAAAGATTCTAACGATGTTGCCGGATGTCTCTTTTCTCCCTGATCGCAATCAGAAGGCGATCATTGCCTTTTACAAGCTGTCGGTAATAATTCAGTACGTCAATGAGGATTGGGAGCCAAATTGGGAAGACAGTAGTGAACTTAAATACTATCCTTGGTTCGATATGAGATCTGCGGGTCTCGGCTGCTCGGCTACGTATAGTCCGGCCTCGGCTACGAATGCGTCTATCGGCTCGCGGCTTTGCTATAAAAGGCGTGATTTAGCTATTGAGTGGGGTCAAAAACTTATGCCCCTGTATGAGGACATGTTGCTGATCAATTGAAATTTTAGTTAAACAAAACCCTCCCGGACAAAGGCGTGTAGCTGTCGGATCGACTCTGACTCCGGGAACAAAGGTCAAGAAAAAAGAAACGAAAAGACCATTTTAAGCAGCGTTACGTTACTCGCGACACGAGGGTTGACAGCCGGGAACAGACCGGTATTTAAAAACAAATTCAAATGGAATACTTCGACAATACTTTGTGTATAGCAGTGTCTGATTTGACAGACGGAATAATGTCGTATGATTCTTTCAGATGGCATTTCAAAAAAGGAAGAGCAAAACAACTTCGTAGGGCCTGTCGTAACACTCCGGCCCTTATTGCGGTCAGTTCCCTTCCATCCGATATCATTGCTGCTGTCAAAGCCAAGTATGGAGAACCAACCCTGATACCTTCTCGTTTTTCGATCCGAGGGGCATACACAATAGATCCTCAAGCGGTCTCTTTTTATCGCGAGCATAAGTTAGGTAATGGTGATTCATTGCCGGAAGACAAACAGCAGGAGTATGTTATTAATGCATCTATGCTAAAGGCAATAAGATATGTATTGAATGATAAAAGATCCTTTACAGCATCAAGAGGCCAATCCCGCGCTTCGCATATTTGGCCAGCTATAGTAAATGAAGTTATTAAGGTCAAGTCCGGCTCAGATCCTCTTCTCCATTCCTTGCCTGAAAATCCTCGTCGTTTAAAAGAGCGTCTGGATCTGTTTGAGAAGGAGGGTTACATTAACCTGGTCAGTGGCAAGTTCTGCAATAAGAACACAGAGAAGATACCTGAAGAGGCCAAGCTTTGGTTACTTACAAGATGGTCCGACAATGTTAAAAAGTGTGCTTCACTCACTCAGCTCTTCAGGGAGTACAATGAAAAAGCTGCCGACACTCCTTTCTGGAACAGGATCAAGAGCGAAAAGACTATTTACAATTTCATTTATTCAGAAGAGATCAAGCCGTTGTGGTATGCTCATCGGTATGGCGAGCTCGTTGCTAAGGAGAAATACTCTTATATGCACAAGACATTGATGCCTACTATGAGAGATGGCCTGTGGTACTCTGACGGTACGAAGCTGAACCTTTATTACCAGTATCAAAATGAAGTGGGTAAAAGGTGTGTTGGAACACTAAAGGTGTATGAGATCATGGATGTTTATTCTGAAGTCTTTCTCGGATATCATATTAGCAAAAGTGAGGACTACGAAGCACAGTTTATGGCTTATAAAATGGCTTTTAATTTTTCTAAACACAAGCCTTACCAAATTTCTTATGACAATCAGGGCAGTCACGCCAAATTGGAAAGTGGTGATCTATTGAAAAAATTGGCTCATCTTGCCATAAGGACTCAGCCGTATAACGGTCGTTCCAAGACGATTGAGAACGCTTTTAGCCGCTTCCAACAGCAGGTATTAAAGCAGGAAACATTCTATACCGGCCAGAACATCACTACGAAAACTCAAGAAAGTCGTATAAATCAGGAGTTTTTTAATGCAAACTTGGATCAATTACCTACCGAGCAGGAGATGAGGGAAGCCTATGCTGCCAGGAGAGAAGAGTGGAACAACATGCCACACCCCAAGACAGGCATCTCTCGCATCGAGATGTACCGTTCAAGTGTGAATCCACAGGCTGTGAAAGTTGAGATCTGGGATATAGTAGATATGTTCTACGTGACAAGACAAAAAGAGGTCACCTGCACTGCCTGGGGCATCACCTTTACTGAGAAAAAGATCAAGTACGACTTTATGGTTTACAAGGATGGCAACATGCCGGATCTTGACTGGCTCCAGAAAAATATTGACAAGAAGTTCGTTGTCAAGTTTGACCCATCGGATCTCACTATGATTTTCCTATATGAGCGTACAGCAGCCGGGCTGAAGTATAATATTGTCGCTTCTACCAAGGTGGCTATCCACCGGGGTAAGCAGGAGCAGGAAGAATGGGAGGCTCAATACATAAAGGATATTGAGATAGCAAACAAAAAGGCACGTGTGTCAAGGTGGGAGCAGATGGAGCAGCTGCAAAGGGCGCATGGCACACATCCGGAGGATCGTGGTTTCCGCAGTCCTGCCATCTCTGGTATTCAAACTAGTGTTGCTGCTAAGCGTAAAGCAAAGAAGTCAAATGTATTAGGGTCTATAGGTGTTGTTCAGAAGGCAGTCAGCAATGCTGACATCATGCAGGAAGAGGACTTTGACCCGTATGAATATGCTAGAAAGGCAATGTAATTAATAAAAACAGGCCCGGAAGGGATTTCTCCCAACCAGGCCACAAAGGACAACAAAAGTATGAATAAAATTGAAAAAGAAAAAATTCGACAGGCACTCGCAATCTATTGTGAGCACAAAGGTTCGCAAAACAAAGCCGCCAATTCTCTGAAAGGAGTAAGTGCGGCCGTTGTATCTAAGGTGTTGAACAATGATTGGGACCTTATTGCAGATGAGATGTGGCGCAATATTGCAGCTCAGATCTCCTACTCTCCGGACGAATGGGCTATTGTGCAAACTAGGGACTATCAATTAATGACTCTTCTTCTCGCCGATGCTCAAACGTATAGCAATGTGCTTGCTGTTGTAGGTGAAGCCGGCAGTGGAAAGACTCTTGCATTACGCGAGTATTCAAACACCAATAAAAGGGTATTTAACCTCTCTTGTAACGAGTATTGGAATCGCAAAATGTTTATGCAGGAGTTATTAAGTGCAATGGGTCGCGATTATTCAGGTTATACAGTTGGTGAGATGATGGGAGAGATAGTCAGCAAGCTTAAAGTAATGGATAAGCCGCTGATCATACTTGATGAGGCTGATAAATTGAGCGATAATGTACTATACTTTTTCATCTCATTGTATAACAAATTGGAGGACCATTGCGGCATTATCCTTTGCGCGACTGATCACTTGGAAAAGAGAATCAAAAGGGGCCTTAAATTGAATAAAAAGGGCTATAAAGAGATCTATTCACGGATTGGCAGGCGTTTCATACAATTGCAGGGCGTTAGCTCACGCGATATCACAGAAGTGTGCCTGGCAAATGGGGTAAATGACAAACAGCTCATACGAGAGGTAATCGAGGACAGCGAGGGCGATTTAAGACGGGTAAAGCGGAAAATACACGCTATTAACAACATCAGTAACAACTAAGTTGGTATGACAAAAGCTCTCTCTGTACATCAGGTATTATCAGGCAAACGTAATGTTATTGCATTTGATGGTAAATGGCAAAAAACATTTGGGAACCCTGAACTTTCCGGAACCTGGATCATATGGGGACAAAGCTTTAGCGGCAAGACTACTTTTACCTTAGACCTATGCAAGTACTTATGTTCTTTTGAAAAAGTGATGTACAATAGCTTAGAGGAGGGCGCCGGACGCTCGATGCAACTTGCTTTTGAGCGCGTAGGCATGGAGGAAGTATCCCGGCGTTTCGCACTACTTGAAGGAGAGCCAATCCCGGAACTGATAGATCGGCTTAAAAAGCACAAGTCTCCAAGTGTAGTTGTGATCGATTCGCTACAGTATGCAGATCTAAGCTATAAGGAATACAAGCAGCTAAAGAGACTTTTTCCTTCGAAGCTTTTTATCTACGTCTCACATGCTGAAGGTAAGCTCCCGGACGGCAGGTTGGCCAATAAGGTGAGATATGATGCGCACTGTAAGATACGGGTTGAAGGATACAGAGCTTTTGTCAATTCTCGTTTCGCAGAAGAGGCTGATGAAAATTATATAACAGTTTGGGAAGAGGGTGCTAATAGATATTGGGGTGATCAAAATGAATAAAGTTATGAATACAGCAAATAAGACACACGGTAGATTTTTCAGTCTGTTAAAGCAGACTCCGGGATTTGAGTCACGGCTGCGTGAACAGATGAAAGAGGCCCTTGTGGAGCATTATTCACAAGGCAAAACTACATCCCTCAATGAGATGTATGAAAAGTATCCTGATGCGTACGAGAGAATGATCTATAACATTAAGAAAGAAAGACTGGTCTCTCCTCAGGCAAAAAGAGTTTATGATCCTGAAGCAGAAATTTGGCGACGCAGAGTGATTGCATCTATATGTGCATGGGTTGATCGCTCAGGGATTGTTACTAACGATAAAGTGTCATATTCAAAAACCCTTGCTTGTAGAGCGGCAAACTGTTCGGACTTTAACAGGATCTCACAAGTGCGACTAGCTGAAATATACAACGCATTTCTCAAGAAAAAAAGCATATCTGCAGCAGTCACTGCACAGACAGATATTGTTCTATTGCTCGAGCTTGATAAAGCAGTTGATGGCATTAAAAATAAATTAAATAACAATTAACACCTCCACAACCACAGCCCCCTGGCGTTTAGTGAAAAAGAGCGACCAGGATAGTGGTAGGAGGTGTTTTTAAATATCACTCAAAATGGCTAAGAAAATAAGTACAGAAGAAAGAGCTCATGAATATGTTTACAGAACAGAATGTAAAGAGTGTCTTCTTGTAACGGATTATGAGCACTGCAATGAACGCCCCACATGTCATAGATATAACGTAGCGGCTATTGACTATACTGCAGGGTATAATGATGCATTAAAAACAATTTTAATACGAAACAAATGATTATAGCAGTTGATTTTGATGGAACAATACATTCAGGTAATTACCCAGCAATTGGATATATCAGACCTGATGTGAAAGAGGTTCTACAGAACCTAAGAAAAGAAGGGCATTACATTATCATTTGGACATGCCGTACCGGAGATGATCTGCTGGTTGCAATCAACTGGCTTCTTGAAAATAAAATTGAATTTGATAAAATCAATGACAACCACCCGGACAACATTAAGACATATGCCGGCAATACAAGAAAGGTATATGCAGATGTTTATGTAGACGACAAACAAGTTGGATTTCTCCCTCGCTGGAGGGAAATTGAAGACTATATCAATAAAATATCATCAAATCAAGCTCTTATGATATGAAAGCAAGTAAACCATATTTAGCAACATTTTATTTTCAGCCGGTAGAGATTAAGGTGAATGCAACGAGCGAAGCTGAAGCAAAGAAAAAAGCTCTTGTAAAATTATCAAAATTAAACCCCACTCGATTAGTTTCTAGAGATTATCCGACTAATAAAAAAGAAATATTCATTTATAAACTAAAATAGAATGAGTCAGTGCGAACACAAATGGGTTTATAGTAGGTCTGATTCCTACTGGAGCTTTTGCGGAAGAAATTCCCGGGAATATTATCACGCAGATTACTATTTCTGTGAGAAATGTCTTGATGAAAAGGTAGTCGTAAAAAGACATTCTTGTTATGATAGTGAACTTTGGAAACTTCCGCACTGGGCAAAGATCATCACAAATCAAATTTAATAGCAATAAAAATGAAACATGTAAGCGAATTAAAACAAGGTGATAAAATTTATGACATTGATTCTGGACAAATAAAATGGTATAAATATTTATGTGTTCACCCAACGGGACAGGGCAAATATCATATTTTGATAGGTCCTAACGAAGAGCCTGTCAGAATTTGTGGAGCAACTCTACAAGCAATTCTCAATCGGAATCTTCAGACACGCCAAGAAGCGGATATTGCATTAGCTGATAAATTAGAAAAATATGTAAAACAATTAAGAAATAGAGCAAATTATGTTGTGCCGATAATTGAAGTATAAACCCCACTTTTTGCTAAAATCATTTGAAAATCAAATAAATATTAAGACATGGACATTACAAATTTAACATCCGAGGAGCGCAAGGCGCTACTGGAGCAACTCAAAGCTGACGAGACAGCTGCACAACAAAAGAAAAGAGATGATCAGGAAGCTTATAAGAGCCTGGTAGATGAAACGGTAAAAAAGGCATTTCCCAAACTGATCGGCATCTCTGAGAAATTGGCAAAGAACAAAGCGAATATTAGAGAGTCATTCAAGAAAGCTATCGAGATAAAGCGAGAGGTGTATGGCGTTAAGGACCTTCAACAGTCACATACTTTCACCGACTCGCTTGGACAATTTAAAATCACTATCGGTGTATACACAATAGACAACTACGATGATACTGTTGATGTAGGTATTAGCATGGTCAGAGAATGTATCACAGACCTTGGCAAGGATGCTGAATCAAAGGTGTTGATTGAAACAATCCTTAAGCTATTGTCAAAGGACAAAAAGGGGACTCTCAAACCTTCACGAGTATTGCAGTTAGAGCAGCTCGGCAACCAGCTCGGAAATGAAAAGTTTTTAGAGGGAGTGCGGATAATAAAAGAAGCTTACAAGCCTTTGGAAAGTAAGTCATATATACGCGCTGAGTACAAAGATGAAACCGGCAGTTGGGTCAATGTGCCACTGGGAATGACCGAAGCATAAAAAAAGCCTATCACATCCGAAGACGATCAAGGCAACAGCAAGTCAAAGATAGTCATTATTCGGATATTATGTCATATAATAAAAAATATTTACTGCAGAGAATTGTTGAAATTCAAAATATCGTGCTTCGAGAAAAGGAAAGAGGGTTTTCTCAAGCATGGATTTATCGACATCTAATATCTGAAAAGTATCATATCTCAGAAGCTACATTCAACCGCTACTTGGGTATAAACGCAAAAGAACAACAACGTCAATTACAAGAAAAAGGAGAGTTTTAGACTCTCCTTTTTTTTATTCAGCTGTTTGATCCTCAAACTCACATTCAAATTCTATTCGATATACAAAGTAATTTGAAATCCTTGACGCCCCTTGGTTCTTTCTTGACATAGCACTAAAGGTATTGCTTTCAAAGCCCTGAAGGGCAGCATAAACTTTTGCAATAATGTCGTAAACCTCTAGGTTTTTAGCAAGTGATGCTTCGGGAGTGTTGGCAGATGTTTTCAAAGAGGTCTTATCGAAAATCAGCCTTACTGTTATTCTTGCTTTGCATACCTGCGCAAGATCCGTTAAGCTTTTACACTCAGGTAGAATAATTTCAATTAATGCCGCAGGAGTCGCTATTGGCGCTCTGTCGTTAGTGCTGAGTTGTCCTGTGTCAAGATCTATCCATCTTATCTCTGAGATCTTCTTGAGCTCATCGATGATTGCGAGGTAAATTGTTTTCATTTAAATCTATTTTAAAAGCTTTTTTATTTCTCTTAATATCTTGGCTTCAATATTTCGTTTGAGTAGCTTAGAGTTGCCAATAAATGGCCTTGCGGGCATCTGGAATACCTTTTTTCCATAGATCTTGGCTTGTAGACCCTCCTGGTGTACTTTAGCGTATTCTTTAGGATTTGATACTCTCACCCCTTTGTCAATTTTTACATATGTAAGTGCGCTTTTTAACTCTTCAGTCTCTCCAGTCTCTCCGGATAGTATTTTCGCAATAGTTCGTGCCTGTGAGAACTTGCCTGTTTGTCCTGAATGCCCATGCCAAGCGCTATCAGAGTCTCTTCTTTTCACATCAGGCCATTTTTGTATGGTTTCATCATCTTTAAACCCTTCGTTTTCAAATGACTCTTTGTAGTGATTTATTGCTTCAACGCCGAGGATATCTTTAATATCATCGCTTTGCACCCATTCTTGCACCTTTTTCATTTTTTCGGCGAGGCTTCTCTCAAATTCTTTAATATCCATTGTCAATATCAATATTATTCATATATTTGTATTAGAACAGTCGTTTAAGCCAGGACATTGGATTTCTTTCCTCTAAGTGAAGCTTATTCGGCTGTTTGCTTTTTATCTGCAACAGCATAGAGCATATGTTTGCCCTGCTTATTTTCTTCAACTACCAGAATATATTCCGTTTCTCTGTGTTTGGTTTCGAAATAGTGATACCTCGTTACATGAGGTTTTTTATCTGTTTTGAAGTTTACAGCTTTACCCAGGTATCTTGCTTTTTTAATGTATTTAACGATGTCCTCAAGCACTTCCAGCTTAGATAATGGATCTGATACCGGGTTATTGATTGCTTCCTTTAAACCCTTAACTGTAAATCCTATTTTGAAATCAACTTGAGGGTTCTGAACAGTTTTTCCTACAAGTTTTTTGGTTGTGACAAGTGTTTTTTTTCTAGCTTCTTTGAATACTTCTTTTTGCAAGCGTTCAGACTCTTGAATTATTTTCTCTCTCAATTGCTCTTCAGTATTCTTATAATACGGAGACTCTTCTAATACTGTAAATTTCGCACTCTCGCCCGGGTTATTGGCAAATGCCGGGTTTACCAGTTCTTCACCCGGTACCGGTGTTGTATCTTTGTCTGTCTGTCTTACCGAGCACTGGCAGTTCCAGTCGCTTGGGGGCAT